ATACGGTACTGTAACTATCAACAGCTACATCATTGCCCCGGAAGCTAAGTTTACCAGTGGCTACGAAGGCAGAAGACACTACCCGGAAATGTTTAACGAAATGGAGTGGTGGCTGGACGCTGCTAAGTGTGCCGGTAACCCTTGTTTGGTAGGGGCCGGTGTTATTGGTAAGATATACTGCAACTGGATGCGTGACCGTGGCGGTGTGGCCTTTGATATTGGGGCCGTAATGGATCTGTGGGCAGGGTTCAGCACCAGGGGGCCGGGCAGGGGGCTGGATGCTAAGGATGAAACTTATAAATTGTAATACTATGGTGAAAAGATTAGTGCATGGGTTTTTCTGGATATGTGATAATCATGCCAGCACACTGGTTGATGTATGTGTGTTAGGTATAATTGCATGTTTAATTGCAGCGTTTTTATTATGAACATCTACTCCGCCATAGAACCAACGCAAGTGCTGCATATCATCAACCGTAAACGTGATATTGAGCCCGGCCGTAAAGACTTGGTTGAGGCCGACCAGTTTATTCAGGTTGCAACGATAAAGCAGCCACAAGGAAAGAAGTTTAACCCGCACCGGCGTATCATGTACCCCCGGCACGAAGTGTATATCACGCAAGAGTCATGGGTTGTTATATCCGGGTTGGTTAAGGTAACGATGTACGATCTGGATAACTCAGTACTGCATGAAGATGTTTTAGAGCCCGGCGATTGCAGTATAACTTTGCAGGGCGGCCACAACTATGAGTTCCTTCAGGATGGTTTGGTGTATGAGTTTAAGACGGGGCCGTATTTGGGGGTAAACCATGATAAAATTATGATATGAAAATAATCGTCACCACATCCGATAATTACCATCACCTGCTCCCGGTATTCTTTTACCTGTACAACAAATATTGGGGCGAACCCTTTGAACTTGTTGGGCATAAGAAACCGGAATGCGAATTACCGGATAACTGTACATGGGTATCAACGGGAGAGCAGCAAGGCCCTAAAGAATGGAGTACACAATTACGTCCTTATTTTGAGCAGCAGCCGGATTGGTTTGTTTGGATGATGGAGGACACGTTTATAAAAGAGATGGTAAAGTTTACCAACTACGTTGCTGAGTTGCCAATGGGTAAGCTATGTCTAACCGATGACGTTAGTAAGCGTGAACATACCAATAACGGAACTTACTTAACCGCTCACCCCGAATCAAGGTACCGCCTATCAACGCAGCCATCAATCTGGAATAAACAATATCTGCTGCAATACCTGAAGCCACACATGACACCATGGGATTTTGAAACGCAAGATCCAAAGAATGACGGCTGGGATATTATTGGGTTTGTTTATCCTCCAGTAAAACACAACGAAGGCGTGCGCCGATTCGATATACATAAACTTAATCTTGACGGCATGTCCCAGGAAGATGTTGACCATATAAAAACAATAACAGCCAAATGGTAAAGCTACATCTTGGATGCGGTAAAAGAGATTTCGGGCCTTCATGGGATCACATAGACCTAATTACGGCACCGCACATTAAAAGCCATGATGTAACCAAACTGCCATACGAATCAAACAGCGTTGATGTTATTTACGCCTGTCATTTGATTGCATACTTTGATCGGGAAGAAATTGTGCCAATATTACACGAATGGCGTAGGGTTCTTATTACCGGTGGTATATTAAGGATAGCTACGCCAGATTTCAAAGAGATGGCAAAGATGTATGTTCGTCAACAAGGATCAGACCTTGGACAGTTCATCGGGCCGTTATACGGTAAAATGGCTGGGATTTATCATAAAACATGTTATGATTATTATTCGATTATTGAACTTCTGGCATCTGTTGGGTTTAAGTCAATAAGGAAATATAACAGGTTTAATACGGAACATGCAAGATTTGATGACCATTCCGCTGCCCATTTAAACGGAGTTCTTATAAGCCTAAACGTACAATGTACCGCATGAGATGGATGATAAAAGATAAGCAGCTTAAAGATTACCTGCAGGCGTGTAAGAACGCAGACCTGTCAAATATTGAAAACAATGGGATATTGATGAACATGTTTAACACGTCGCAGAACTACCGGGCGCACATGGATCGGATAGGGGGGTATTTCGGGCCGCTGGATGGTATGCGCATTTGCGAGATCGGCGGTGGTTACGGCGGCCAGTGTAAGATGATATGTGAAAGGTATAAGCCTGGATGTTATCATATCATTGATCTGCCAGAAGTATGTGAGTTACAGCGTAGGTATTGCGACGCAGAATGTTACACTGAGCCAACGGGCCAGGAATACGACCTTGTAATAAGCAACTATGCACTTAGTGAAATTATCGACAATAAGCCGTATATTGATGGCGTGTTGCGCAAGTCAAAGCATGGGTATATTGCGTGTAATACAGACTTTGTGCAGTTAGATTGGCCGCATTTTAAGTACATGGATATTGAAGGTGAACGAAAAGAAAATTATATATTGGTATGGTAAAGAATAATCACCCGATGTTACCACAGCCCGACTGGTCAACCGTAGCAGAGTTTGAACGCCTCATAGCCGAGTTCTTTGGCGCACCGTACGCCGTGGCTGTTGATAGCTGTACGCATGGTTTGGAGTTATGTTTGAGGTATACGCAGCCAGAATATTTGTGTTGTCCAAAAAGGACATACATATCTGTACCAATGCTTTCGCACAAACTACGAATTAAACTGTATTGGTATTCTCACGATGATATGAACGGATGGAATGAATTGTATAGTGTTTCTGCTGGTGTTTGGGATGCTGCTACCATGTGGCGTAAAGATTCTTACATAGAAGGTTCATTCATGTGCCTATCCTTCCAATACCAAAAGCACCTTAGTTTAGGCCGTGGCGGCATGATACTTTGCCCGGATGAAGCAAGCTACAACCAACTAAAGAAAATGAGTTACGACGGACGGTTGCCGGGTATTCCGTGGCGTGAACAGGATATTGACACGATTGGGTATCATTACTATATGACCCCGGAAACAGCTGCTCTTGGGTTGCAGAAACTGCCTGATGCCATTGCAACGCCACCGAGGATATGGAGTTATGCGGATTATCCGGACTTAACTAAAATGAAATTATGGACAAGCAAATGACAGCTTACGATGTAGTAAAGCAGTACGATAAAACGTCTGTTATCCCTAATGGCAAAATAGCATTCATCACCGGCATTTCCGGACAGGACGGGGCAAACTTATCTGAATACCTTATCGGCTTGGGTTATGAAGTACACGGCATTATGCGCCGGCATTCTTACTCAGAGGCGCAGGATATGCGGATAAAGAACCTGCCGGTAAAAACATATTACGGCGATCTGCTTGACACCGGTGGGCTTGAAAGGCTGTTGAAGCAGATACAACCCGATGAGATATACAACTTAGCTGCACAGTCGCATGTAAGGGTATCGTTTGAGATACCGCAGTTCACGGCGCAGGTTAATGCTATTGGGGTGCTGAACATTTTAGATGCTTATAAAAACGCCTGCCCAGGCGCTAAGTTTTACCAGGCCAGCAGCAGCGAGATGTTCGGAAGTTCGGTTGATGCTGATGGATACCAAAGAGAAACTACGCCAATGCTGCCGGTGTCCCCCTACGGTTGTGCAAAGCTGATGGCATACCACTTTGTGCGTACATACCGGGCCGCTTATGGCCTGCACTGCAGCAACGGGATACTGTTCAACCATTCCGGCGTACACCGTGGATCTGCATTCGTTGAGCAGAAGATATGCAAGGCGGCGGTGCGGATAAAGCTGGGGTTACAGAAATCGCTTGAGCTCGGCAACCTATCTGCTTGCCGGGATATTGGCAACAGTAAAGATTACGTTCGGGCCATGCACCTGATACTGCAACAGGAGAAGCCGCAGGACCTTGTTGTGGCTACTGGTAATACTTGGAGCGTGGGTGATATAGTACGGTATGTGTACCGGCAACTCGATATTGATGTACCGGTTGAAGTAAACGGCCAGCACTTCAGGCCGCAGGAACTTCAGTATCTTAAAGGCGATAGTAGCAAGATACGATCACTTGGCTGGAAGCCTGAATACACTACCGAACAGACCCTTGACGAAATGATTGCTTACTGGATGCGGCATTACAATGCGCTGGCCGATACTTCACCCCATTTGCAGACAAGATGAAAGTATGTTACACGGCATTGTTCGGAGATCACGATGACCTGAAAGAACCTGCTATCATTACACCGGGCTGGAGATATATTTGCTTCACAGATCAACCGGTAATATCTAAAGTGTGGGAGATAATACCAACGGATGTTATAGACACTCCACGCAGAACTGCCCGGTGGTTTAAGATAATGGGGTGGATAGATTGGCAGTATAGTATGTGGGTTGACGCATCGTTTACTATAACATGCGACCTGAATGAGTGGTGGGCCAAAAGGTTTGTATCGCCATTCAGCGCAGCAAGGCACCCGCTAAGAACAAGCATATACGCCGAAGCAAGGGCCTGTATTGCTAACGGCAGAGATCCGGAAAAAAAGGTAGAGAAACAATGGCTTAGGTATCAGTCTTTGGGATTTCCAGACCACCAGGGAATAATAACAAGCGGCATATTACTGCGTGAAAACACACCGGAATGTATTCAGCTACATGAAGCGTGGTGGCGTGAATTATCAGAACAATCAGACCGTGACCAGTTGGCGTTTGCTTTCGTATCTTTGGGTAGTAAATTGGTAACAACATACCAATGGGATTACGGAAGCCGGATGCAGAAAGATTTTTTATATACTAAACATAAGGGGCAATGATAACACACCACACCGATCTGCTTAACGCATTGATTGAAAAGTATAATCTTGTACAGGCATATCTTGAAATTGGTATAAATAATCCAGATGCTAACTTTAATAAAATTAATGCCTTGTATAAAATAGGCGTTGACCCGTGCTTAACAACACAGCGAATTGACAACGGTATATTAATAGGTAAAACAAGCGATGATTATTTTAACACAGAATTGGGACCATTCGACCTCGTCTTCATCGACGGCCTGCATCACGCCGACCAGGTAAAACGTGATTTTGAAAACTCCTTGCGTTGCCTATCTGATAACGGCTTTATTGTTATTCACGATGTGTTGCCGGAGAACGAGGAGGGAACGATTGTACCACGCCAAACGAAACGGTGGTGGGGTGATGTTTATAAGTGGGCGATGACGATAGGGCAGTACACCGAAATACAATATAAAACATTTAATATTGATAACGGGTGCATGTTGGTATGGCGTTGTCCAAAAAGGCTTTCAAACCCAGCATCATTGCAATACCCTATGACTTGGGGCAACTATCTGTTGCACGGCCGCACCCTTATGAATGTCACCGATGAAGTCAACATCTAAACGCATACAGCCGCAGCCTGGTTACCAGGAAATGGCTTTGATGTCAAAGGCTGATATTGTGATTGGTGGTGGTGCGGCTGGAGTAGGTAAGACTTTCACGCTACTTCTTGATCCTTTGTACGATATATCTAACCCAAAGTTCGGCGGGGTAATATTCCGCCGGACTTCTCCACAGATACGATCACAAGGCGGCCTGTGGGATACTTCTTTTGAACTGTACCCGTTCTGCAAAGCAACCCCAAAGGAAACTACATTAGAGTGGTTGTTCCCGTCTGGTGCCACCATGAAATTCAGCCATCTGGAATATGAGAAAAACATCTACGATTGGCAAGGCGCACAGATCCCGTTTATAGGGTTTGATGAATTACCGCACTTCAGCGAAAAGATGTTTTTTTACCTGCTCAGTCGTAACAGGTCTACATGCGGGGTAAAGCCACGTGTACGGGCCACCTGTAACCCTGATCCGGATTCTTGGGTTGCTGCGCTTATTGAATGGTGGATAGATCCGGATACCGGGCTGCCGATACCAGAACGTAACGGCGTACTTCGTTACTTCATAAAGTACGGCGATGCGTATATATGGGGGGATAGTTACGAAGATGTAGTGGCAAAGGCGGCACATATTCTGGAGCCATTATTGGAAAAATCGGGGCTGCAGGCAAGCGATTTTATCAAGTCAATAACCTTTATTTCCGGGAGCATTTACGACAACAAGATACTTACAGAATCGAACCCTGAGTACCTGGGAAACCTGTTAAGCCAGGACGAACAAACAAGGGTGCAGTTGCTTGACGGTAACTGGAAAATGCAAATAAGTGATAATGATGTGTATAATTATTATAGTTTTGCAGGTGTATTCGATAACATACGTGAGGTTGAAAGCCGGGGTACGTACATAACGGCTGACATTGCAATGAAGGGTAGCGATAGGTTTGTAGTTTGTTTGTGGCGTGGTTTTGAGTTGGTTGATATTGAGATAATGAATAAGTCTGATGGCAAGCAGGTTATAGATATGATCAGCGAGGTGGCTAAGTTCTGGAATGTACAAAATCGTTATATTTGTTATGACAGCGATGGCGTTGGTAACTATATCGATGGATTTATAAGGGGCGCACAACCATTTAGCGGAGGGTTGCCACCACTTGAAGCGCTGGATAAAGCGAGTGGAGTAGTGCAAAAAGAAAACTACTTCAACTTAAAGACGCAGTGCTATTATAAATCCGGTGCCAGGGTGGAAAGGGGTGAAGTAAAAATATCGCAGCATGTAGCCAGCAAGATGTACGACGATAAGATGACGGTGAGGCAAAGGTTCATGCACGAGCGGAAGGCAATAAAGCGGGATAAGGTAGATCACGATGGTAAATTGAGAATACTGCCTAAAGAACAGATGAAGGTTATATTGGGCGGAGATAGCCCGGATCTTATGGATGCCTTTATGATGAGGGAATATTTTGAACTAAAACCGGTTAGGGTATTTTCAGCCGCAAAATATTAAACTATGTTAGACATTTTCGGGATAAAAAAACTCAAAGCACAGAACCAGCAACTTGCCAACGCTGTGCAATATCTCCAGACATTCAACCGGGCAAAATCAATAGAACAAATCCGAACAATGATATTCCCTAACTGGCAATCAGTTAAGGAAATTGAGGCTTATATAATCTTCGATGATGTTTATTCTGTGGTATCGAGATTAGCAACATCTTCCGCACAGGTTGACTTGGTTTGTTACAATGATACCACAAACGAAGAACTCCCGCCTACTGATCCGATGTGCAAATACATCAAAACGCTTACGCTGGGAGAAAAAGAGATAATGTACATCTGGCTGTATCTCACCGGGGAGGTTTTTATGTTTAAGGATCGTGTACAGTTTGGCCCGGATAAAACGAAATTGAAAACCCCGTTCATGCACCCGTCGTTTATGACGGTCATTTTAAGTGATGTGTTCCCTAACCCTATTATAGGTTACAGATACCAGGACACACAAACAACTTTTACGCTGAATGCCGATGAGGTTATTTATGCAAAATATTTTAACCCAACTACCCGGTATAACGAACGCCACCGGGGCATGTCTCCAATCAAAGCGCTGGCACAGAGGCTAACAAGGCTGCAGGCCAATATGAGTGCGTCGGTATCACAGATGCAGAACGGAGGCGTGCCATCTATTGTGTACGATAAATCGGTGGGTGTTGATCAGCGGTACGGTTCTGGTGGTGTTGCACAGAATAATGAAGTAACGATATCCGGGCAGCATAAAGATAATTTCGCCCGGTTCCTTCGTAACCCGGAAAACAAAGGAGCGCCGTACTTTACGGACGGGGAAATGGGTGTACTACCATTAGGATTATCGCTTGTAGAAATGGATGCGCTTGTTATGGGAGATGTTGACTTTGATAAGATATGTAACGCATACAGCATATCTTCTGTGTTATTCAACAATAAAAAAGCGTCTACTGAAAGCAACGTAAAGGAGATGCGCAAAGACATGTACACAAACGCAATCATTCCTAATGTGATGCGTATGTGCCATGCAATAACCCGTGGTACCGTAGATGTTTTTGGCGAAAACAAATGCTGCAAACCTGATATAAGCAAGATACCGGAACTTCAACAGGATCTTAAATCAAAGGCTGACGGATGGGCTGCATTGCCTGCTATTGTGATAAACGAGATGCGTGTCGCTATGGGTGAAGACGAGTTGACAGATCCGATAGCCGATGCGCTGATAATAAAAACAGGGTATCAACTTGCTGAAGACTTAACGATGTCAGTTGAGCCAATACCAAACACCGGAAATGACTACACAGGAAATTAAAATAATGGTTCATAACGCTATCCCGCTTGATCCAACATGCGAGGTTGCACGAAAAGCGCAGATAGCTGCCAGGGCTGCTGCCAGGGCGCTGATTGAAGAACTTATCCGTGAGGGTCAGCTAAAGCCTTACGAACCACGCACTCAGTTAAAGAATGACACCTACTGAACAACATCAATTCTGGTTGAAATTCCACAGATTTCAGATGCGTTATGAATTGATGTATGCGCCACGAATAAATAAAGCTCTTAAGGCGCAGGTACAGCAGTATATTAACAACAAAGATTTGATTTACGTTCGATCTGGCGGTTTATACGTTGTTCTGAATGATCTATACAAAACAACGGGTTCGGCCTGGGCATACAATACCCGCAAGCCGGTTAAAGCAGGGCAGATGGGATTTAGTGAACGTATTGTATCACTTATGCAGCAGTACTTCGGATTTAATCTGCTTAATGATGCTGAAGGTATCACACAAACAACCATAAGACTGATTGGCGAGGTATTATCTGAAGCCGCTATTGAGGGGTGGTCGTTCGATGAGATTGTATCGAAACTGGAGGCACCGGACTTCACAGCAACAAGGGCCAGACTTATAGCCCGTACCGAAACAGTTAACGCCGCAAACGCCGGTAGTATGTTGAATCTAAAATTATCCGGTGCTACAAAGAAAATATGGATATCCGCCAGGGATAGCCGGGTAAGGCCACACCACAAAGAGGTTAACCAGGTGATAATTCCGATAGGCGATAAGTTTAATGTTGGTGGTCAGTTAATGGATCACCCAGGCGATAAAGCAGGCGGCGCAAATGAATGTTGCAACTGCAGGTGTGCGGTTGCCGGAATTGTTTAAGTTATCAATCCTCTTCTAAGGTATGTTGCTACTAATTGCATTGAAGTAGAACAATTACACATCTTCCTGAGTATAAAAATTTTCTTTCGTAAGGCGTCTACGGACATTTGAAAGTGTGTTGCAATTTCCTTTGCAGTATACCCGTCAGCCATCATTTTTACCATTTCGGCGTTAGTCATAGTATAAATTTATACAGTTATTTTGATATGGCAAAATGTTGCCTGCGTTAATGTATAATTTTACGGGTGATGAGCCACCTGTATCTATATAAAGCCGGTCATATTGCAGCATCCATAAAAGATGTTGATGGTAAAAAAGGGATTGTGACCGGGTATTTTTCAGCCTTCAATAACGTAGATTCGGATGGAGATATTATCCGTAAAGGTGCATTTGCAAAATCAATCCAGGAATGGGGGCCGCAATCTTCAACCCCACGTATCAAACATTTGATGAACCATAATAGTTCCCAGCCTTTGGGTAAAATAACCATGTTAGCTGAAGATCAGAAGGGGTTGTCTTATGAATCGCATACCGGCACGCATGCCCTGGGGATGGATTTTGTTAAGATGGTTGAAAGCGGGTTGATAACCGAACACAGTATAGGGTTCCGGACAATGAAGCGCAACCAGTTGCAGGATTATGAGGAATATTTAAAAAATCCGGATAAAGGTTGGTATGAACTTACTGACATAAAACTTTACGAAGGGTCAAGCCTCACGGCGTGGGGGTCAAACCCAAACACACCACTAACCGGGTTAAAGAGTAAGACTATTGAAGAGGTGGTACAATCTTACATTAACCGGCAAAAAAACATTGAAAAATTCTGTGCCAATACAACGGCCACAGACGAAACAATAGAACTCCTTTTGATTGAAAACAAACAATTAACACAGGTTATAATTCAGCTTACAGAGCAGTCTAAAAACGACACTCCACAGGTAGATATAGCCGGTTCAATCAAAGAGGCGTTCGCATCATTTCATAACTCATTAAAAAACTAAAAATGGAAGCCAAAGACATAAAAGACTTGATTGTTACGGAACTTGAGGCTACAAAAGCAGCCGTGATAAAAGTTGCTGATGACAACTCAAAAGCAGAAATCAAAAAAATGAATGACCTGGTTGAGCAAAAGTTTGCAGCCCTTAACCAGTTACCGGCTGATGTAAAGCCGGAGATGGTTACAAAAGCCATCGAAGATATTAAAACCATTGTTGCTGATTGGGCAGCTATGGAGAAGCTGGTTAAGGCTGGCCGATTCGCTGCTCCCGGTACGCAAGGAAAAACCTTCAACGAGGCTTTACCTATCGCCATGAAGGAAAACGCCGACAAGATTAAAAACCTGAAAAAAGGCGAAGGTGTTACCGTTGAACTCAAAGACATGACCTTTGGCAACGCCTTTACTTCAGCCGGCGCCAGCGTAACGTACGTTCGCCCCGGTATCATTGAACTTCCTAAACGTAAGCTGCATATCCGGGAATTGCTTCAGGGCGGCGGAATGGGGGCAAACAGTACGTTTGATTACGTTAAGGAGATAACCGGAACCGGCTCAATAGCAAATGCCGCTGAGGGTGCAACAAAAGCACAGTTTGGCCTTAAATTGCAGGAATCCAGCGTTTACGCTGAGTGGATTGCCGGTTTTATGGTTATGTCAGTGAACCTGCTTGATGACGTTGAAGGCATGACAACATTCCTGCAGTCACGTTTACCTGAAAAGCTGATGAGGGCCGAAGACGATCAGATACTTAACGGTAACGGCGTACGCCCTAATCTGCTGGGATTGCAGTCTGTTGGTAACTATACCGCTGCCGCCGCTGCTGCTGTAAACAGGGCTGAAACGCTGGTTCAGGCTATTGCACAACTCGAAAACCTGGATCGTGAAGCAAACGGTATACTGATCAGTCCATCCGATTGGTACACATTGTGGCTGTACAAAGGATCGACTTCAGGTGATTACACACTGCCTGTAAACCTGGTTGAAAAGATCGGTGGTCAGATGTTTATTGCCGGCGTTCCTGTATTCAGGTCAACCGCACAGGCATTCTCTGACTTCCTGGTAGGCGATTGGGTGCTTGGTGCAAACCTGATCACCCGTGAGCCTGCAAGGGTTGAGTTCTTCAGGGAAGACGGTACAAACGTAAGGTCAAACCAGGTTACCGTAAGGATCGAAGAAAGGGTAGCGCTGCCTGTTTATGGCAACGACTACTTCATTTACGGCAACTTTGATGTTGTTTCGTAAGCGTTGGTTTAATGAATAATAAAGGCCCTGTCCGATTTTGGGCAGGGCTATTTTAATTATACAACATGGATTTCAGAGCAAATGAAGATCAATATTGGCGTTACAGGGGTTACGATGCCAATATAGCACAAGGGCTGTATAATGGCTGCACAAATGTTGTGTTCAGCGGTGAAGGTTCTGAGTCGGTAACACTCCCTGAAGTGCTGGCATGGGGTAAGATAGATCAGAACGTGGATAATGCTTTGCTGACGGCCCTTATTACCACAGCCCGGATCATGTGTGAGCAGTACACCAATACTTCAATAATAACCCGTACAGTTGCAGCAGATATCCATAATGTGAACGGTGGGTTTATATTGCCTTACGGACCTGTTACAAATACGCCTACGGCTGTGGATTGTCAAGGAACGGCACTGACGCTGGTTTGGAATTTCAGCCAGATACAAACGCCGTATGGCCGCATGACAGTTACATACACGGCTGGTTTTACAACAGTGCCGGAGGTTTATAAGACAGCTATCATGCAGCAGGTTTTATTCCTGTATGAGAACCGGGGGGATGAGACAGCAAAAATGTCCCCGGTTGCATGCACATTGCTTAACCCGTTAATCCGGCAAAAGTAATGGCACCATCACCTATTGGTAAAATGAACCGGTACCCGACGTTTTACAACGAGCCGGATTTTACGCAAGATGCGGGTGGTGGAGTTACTCAGGTAGAAACAGAGCGCTGGCAGACATGGGCTGAAATACAGGACAGATCGGGCAGTTCATATACAGCGCAGGCAACCGATCTAACAAGATATGACCTGCGTGTGAGGGTGAGGTACGACAGCCGGTTTTCATCAAAGACAACTATGATTTATGAAGGGCAGGTTTGCACTTGCAATTCGGTTGTTATTGAATCGGAAGGTAAAAAAAGATTTATGGTTTTACAATACACAAGGACAGAGACATGGGTGGATCTTTCGTAAAAATAGAAGGCCTGGATAAAACGCTTGCCCGGTTCGATATGAAAAAATACGAACCACAGGTACAGACATGCTTTAATAATTTCGGCATACGGGTAGAGGCTGCCGCAAAACAGGCTGCCCCGGTTGATGAAGGACATTTAAAGGGTGCGATATTCCAGCAGTCTTCCCGTCTGGCAAGTACGTTCGGATGCTCTGTAAACTACGCCAGCTATGTGGAGTTCGGTACCCGGAAGTACGCATCCGAAACGGTATCTAAACTACCGGCTGACTGGCAGGCGTTTGCAGCCAGCACAAAGGGCAAAGGCGGTGGTACGTTTAAAGAATTTGTTGAAAGGCTTGTTGGGTGGGTTCACCGCAAAGGGCTTGGTACCGGGTATGCCGGGCCTATAGGCGTAGCGGGTACCTACAGCGTTAAATCACGCCGTCGTACAGGGAGTAAGACCACACAGGCAGCACAGGACAGACAGGCTGCGTATGCCATTGCACTTACTATACTAAGGAATGGCGTTAAGGCCCAGCCGTTTTTATACCCGGCTTACAATAAGTACAAAGACCAGTTGTTAAAAGACCTGAACGATATTAAAATATGATTGATATAAACTACAGCCTACGGATCGCTTACTTTGCGGCGCTTAACCATTGCGTTGAGGGGGTTCCAGCGTTTTACCAGGCTGTACCGGGCACCATATCTCCGGATCAGTATATTGTCTTCAGGTCAATAACCAATACAGACGCATCAACATGTAATACCAGCGATACCAATACACAAATCACCGTAGAGATACATACGTTTACAGATGGCAGTAATAGTGGACTTTCCGCTGACCTGGTTGCAAGGGAGGTTTTTAACCGGATATTACCAAACCCATCCGGCGTATTGGATATTGACGGGGCACAGATAGTGAGTACAAGGCTTTTAAATGATGTAGTACAGGATGCGGTTACCGAAGGGAATCGAACGTACATAAGCCGGTATTTGACGTTTGGGCATAAGATTTTTCACCGTTCAGATATTTCTTAAAATATGCAACCCGGTTGCAAATATTGTTTAACTTTATAAAAAAAACACAATGGCAGAGCATAAAATTAATGGTACCGATGTACTCCTGTTTATAGGACTTGATGGGGTTACCTATGAAACGGTTGTATGCCTTACTTCACAAAGCGTTACCCGAACTACAAACGAGATCGACGCAAAATCGAAATGTGGCCCGGATAAACTTGCCGGTACACAAGATAATGGCGTTACGTTTGAGGGTCAGGTAATGGCAGACCCAAGCAGCGGCAAGACATCAACCGATGAACTCGATGATCACTGGCGTGAGAAGACAACCATTTATTGGAAGGTTGGTAAAGCCGTGCCGATAGTTGGAGATGTTACTTACTATGGTACCGGGTTTATCAGTAAACTGGACGAAGTTTTTGCGCAAGACGCTATTGCAACATTCAGTGGCGCAATCGGGGTGTACGGTACAATAAGCAAAACAACAGCAACATCTTAACATGAGTTATATACAGGTTGAAATCGGAGGCAAACTGCGTGGTTTAAAATTTAACCAGGGCGCAATAATGTGGATGCAGGATAAGGTTGACCCGACGAACTTTGAAGCCACCACAGGGTATGCTATTGTGTGGGGTGGGTTAAGGGCAAATGGTTATGTTAAAGGTGAAGAACCTGATTTTACCTTTGAGCAGGTTTGCGATTGGGTGGATGCGTTGCCGCTGGAAATAAACAAACTCATCACAGAATGTTTTCAGGAATCTGAGGCGTGGAGAAAAAGGCTGGCATCCTTTGAAAATAGTGATAAAAAAAAATTATCACCGGAGCCGAGTACAGAGCCGAGTGCTTCAGAATTGCAGGCAAGTTAGGCTGGACAGAAAGAGATTTATTAGTAAGTAGCCCGGAATCGTTTCATTATGCGGTCGAGGGCTATTTGAATAAAGAGCAGGAGCATAGCAGGCTTATCCGGTTGCAGACATATTGTATCGTGTCTGCGTTTGGGGCTAAGCTGGAAGGCGGCGCTAAGATAAGGCCGGAAGATCTGTGGCAATTACCGGGAGATGAAAAGCGTGAACAGAATAAGTTCGTTTGGGGTAGCCCGGAGGAAGCCAGGGAGTTTATTAAAAAGATTGAAAAGGCACACGGAATAAAATTGAAATGAGCGATATCAAACTTGTCATAGGGGCGGATGTTTCAGGGGCCACTTCTGGCCTACGGGCTGTTCAGGGTGAACTTGGGCGCACCGCCGTTGCCGCTGGTCAGTCGAATACAGCAATAGCAGGAATGGGTGCTAACATGAAGCAACTCGGTATGTCAATATTATCGAGCGCAGGACCCGTTGCAGCTTTAGCCGGGATAGGCGTTGCTACTGCCGCTGCCGTTAAATGGTTTGAAATTCTAAAAAAAGACTTCGTTTCAACAGGTAACGCTGCAGAAGAAACAGCAAAAAAAATAAAGGATTACAAAAAAACAGTAGATAGCGTAATTGAAAGTGTGGCGAACGAGACAACAAAAACCATTGGTTTACTGGCCGTACTTAATAATGAAACTGAAACGAGGGGTAGAAAATTAGATGCAATAAAAGAGCTGCAAAAAATACAGCCAGAAATATTTGAAGGTTTAAAATTAGAGGAAGGCGCGGTTATAGGATTGGATAAGGCGTACACGGCATACTTATTAAATCTGAAATCTGTTATTTCAGCAAAAATAATTCAGGCTCAAATTGAATCTAAAGTTGCGCAGCTACTAAAAATTGAGGGTGCTGAAAACACAAAGGCCCAGGAAGAACAGTTAAACATTCTTAAGAAATCAATAGAGGGAAATAAGAATTTACTGGAAATAAAAAAGGCACTTCAGGACACAAAACTTGGTGGAGGGTTCCTTACCGATAAGCAGCAGCAGGAGCAGGTAAAAAAACTCAACGAAGATATAAAGGGCCTTTTTGATAAACTAACGGAGTTCAGTAAAACAATAAAGGTAAAGACTGTTAAGATAAAGCCCGAAAAGGTAGAACTCGATATTTCGGCATCCCGTGTTGCTGCCATCGGTAACATAAAACCATTTGAACCAAAACTCCGTGGCGATCTTCAGACCATATTTTTACAGGACGTTATTTTAAAGCCGTCGTTTAAGATTGAGATAAGTGAGGCAGAAAGAAATAGA